GTATCCAATAAGTTGTCGCGAATGGTTAGCGTCAAGGATTTTGGTGCTGTGGGTGATGGTGTGGCGAATGACACCACAGCCATCCAAACGGCTATTACACAATCAGCAGGTAAGACGCTTTATTTTCCTAGCGGTACTTATGTGATAAGTACCCAAATTAGTTTGGTATCCAATATTACGTTGCTTGGTTATAATGCAACCATTACTTGTCTTACTACACCAACTAACGATCTTGTTTTTGGCGCATCAAAAACAAACATAGTCATTGAAGGTCTGACGTTTGACGGCGGCGGCTACACAGTTGCCACTAACATTGGTCTAGTTGCTTTCCAGCTTTGCACAGACGTTAAGGTTATCAACTGTCGCTTTATCAATATAGATCGGTTTGGTTTGATCGCTAACGGCGGTACGCGCTACATGTTTGACGGCAACTACATCAAGCGAAACACAGCGGTTAACACACAAAATCAAGCTATTTTAGTTTCTACATCAGCAGGCGGCGTGACAAAATCAACTATTTCAAACAACGCTATGATAAATAGCGCGTTAAATGTATCGATGTCTGAAAGCATTATTGCAAATAATTACATAACGGGTTGGAAATTTGGTGCTGGTATTACCACTGAACAAGATCCAAATTGTAAACTATTGCAAATTTTAAATAATTATTGCGCCGACTCCACAGGCACAGACGTTAACTTTACGACTTGCATGGGAATTGAAAATTGGGCGCCGTTCTCTGTTATTTCCGGTAATTTTTGCGTTGATAACGCTGGCAGCGGTATTGATCAAGGCGGCAAAAACAACATTTGCTCTAACAATTATTGTTTTAATAATGGGAAAACCGTTAATTCTCCAGGAATTATTGCAAGATACGGCACAGCAACGTACAACGCTAGTTACTCATTGTTCAGCAATAATTATTGTTATGATTCTAGTGGTGCTGGTGGCACACAAACCTACGGCTATCAAGAACAATCTTCTTCATTAGCATACATAATGGTGGTAGGTAATCAGTTTCCCCTCAATAAATTAGGTCAAGTAAATATTTTATCTACAACAACTGGCTATCAAGGCACGGTTTTTTATGGCACACAAGCGTATTCAGCGACAACTATTACTAACGGAAACCGAGCTGTTGTAACAATCACTACACCTAACGCAGCGCTTGGCGATATGGTTACCGCGTCCTACGATAAAGATTTACAAGGGATTACTATGTTTGGTTATGTCAACGCAACCAATTCAGTTACATTAATTTTATCAAATAACACGGGCGGCAGCGTTACGTTAGCTGCGGGTAACTTTTATGTGCAATCACAAAAAACTTTAATTTCGCCAGCCTATTGACAATTAATGTAAAATTGCTTCAGACTTAAGTTTAATTAGCTGTACTGGCCCAATAGACCAGGGTTCCTTTGGGATAATGATGACCGAGCAAGTTCAAGAAGCCTTAGCGGAAGTAGAATCCGCGCTAGCACCGGAGGTGACGGCCACCACGGACAATGCACAACATGCGCCGGAGGTCGCTGAACAAGCACCAGAGCAGACTGAGGAAAAGCGTTTTACTCAGGCTGAACTTGATGCGATGATCAGCAAACGCCTTGCAAGAGAGCAACGCAAATGGGAACGGGAACAGAAGCTGAGGGCCGCAACGCCCGATATGCCGTCTGGTGATTTACCCGCGCAAGAACATTTTGCTACGACCGAAGACTATGCGGAAGCACTAGCCGAACGGAAAGCAGCCGAATTACTTGCACGACGTGAAGCAGAAAGACAGCGTGCTGAAATTCTTGAGGTCTATCACGAGCGCGAAGAAGAAGCGCGTGCGAAGTACGAAGATTTTGAGCAGGTTGCGTACAACCCACGTCTTCCAATCACGACAGTGATGGCCGAGACGATTCAAGCGTCTGATGTCGGACCAGAGGTGGCGTATTACCTTGGGTCTAATCCAAAAGAAGCTGATCGTATCGCCAAGTTGTCGCCTTTCATGCAGGCAAAAGAAATTGGGAAGATTGAAGCTAAATTAAGCGAAAATCCACCCGTTAGGAAATCGTCGAGCGCCCCAGCACCAATTCAACCTGTTACACCACGGGGTGGCAACGCAAGAATTTTAGACACGACTGATCCGCGTTCAATTAAAGAAATGTCAACGTCAGAGTGGATTGAAGCCGAGCGTCAACGACAGATTAAAAAATGGGAAACTCAAAACCGTATCCGCTAATTTTTTATAAGGAATTATCATGGCAAATAGTTTATTAACCATTGACATGATTACTCGCAAGGCACTTGAAATCCTTGAGAATAATCTTGTCTTGACCCGCAACGTAAACCGTCAGTACGACGATAGCTTTGCTGTCGAAGGTGCTAAGATTGGTTCAACCTTGCGTATCCGTTTACCGGATCGCGCACTTGTTACTGATGGAGCTGCTCTGCAAGTTCAGTCAGATAACGAGCAATTCACCACATTGACTGTTGCTTCACAAAAGCACATCGGCGTTAACTTTACTTCTGCTGAGTTGACTTTGCAGTTGGATGACTTTGCAGAGCGCGTTCTTAAGCCGCGTATTAGCCAACTTGCATCAAGCATTGATGCAGACGTTGCTAATTCGTATCTGTATGTTGGCAACACGGTTGGTACGCCTGGCACAACGCCTGGCACATCGTTGGTTCTGTTGCAAGCTCAGCAGAAATTGAACGAGAACGCTGCTGTGATGTCGCCCCGTTACGCTACGGTTAATCCCGCTGCTAACGCTGGTTTAGTTGAGGGTATGAAAGGTTTGTTTAACCCCACCGATACGATCAGCAAGCAGTTTAGAAACGGCATGATGGGCATGGGCGTACTTGGCTTTGATGAGATCAACATGTCTCAGTCGATCAAGCAGTTCACGACCGGCTCGCGTACGGCTACCGGCGGCACAACTTCTGCGGCTGTTACTAGCGAAGGTGCAACCACCATTGCTATTACCGGCGCAGGCGCTAGCGCAACGGTTAAGGCTGGCGACGTGTTTACCGTGGCTGACTGCTATGCTGTTAACCCACAGACCCGTGAGTCAACTGGTTCGCTGTTCCAGTTCGTTGTAACGGTTGATGTGACGCTTAACGGTTCTGGCGCAGGTAACTTGACGGTTGCTCCGATGTACTCGGCTAGCAACGCGCTTGCAACGGTTAACAGCTTGCCAGCAACCAGCAAGGCTGTAACGTTTGTTGGTGCAACATCGTCGCAGTACCCACAAAACCTCGTCTACCATAAAGACGCAATCACTTTCGCTACTGCCGATCTGATGATGCCGCAAGGTGTTGACATGGCATCGCGTCAGGTTCATAACGGCATCTCGATGCGTATTGTTCGCCAGTACGACATCAACAATGACCGTATGCCCTGCCGTATTGACGTGTTGTACGGCTACAGTGTGATTCGTCCGCAAATGGCTGTTCGTCTTTGGGGCTGATTGATTTAGGGGGCTTCGGCCCCCTTACCAAATTATTTTTTGAAAGGATTTATCATGGCAATCCCTAATGGCGCTGGCGGCTATCAATTTAATGATGGTAACGTCGGTGAAGCTCTTTTAATCGTTCAAGGCGCACCTACAGCAATCACCGCAGCGACTACAATGACTGCGGCTCAGCTTGCTAACGGTTTGTTTACGTTTGACGGCACGGCTGGTAACTTGACGTTGCCCACCGTTGCTTTGCTTGAAGCAGAAGTTTCTTCAGCAACCAAAGTAAATGCAGCTTTTGATTTCTTCGTGATCAACATTGATGCCGCAGGTTCAGACACCGTAACATTGGCTGTTGGAACTGGCTGGACAATTGTTGGTGCTGCTGCTGTAACTTCGGGTACATCAGGACATTTCCGTGCTCGTAAGACCGGCGATGGCACTTGGACTTGCTACCGCGTGTCGTAACCAATAGAGGGCTACGGCCCTCTATTTTTAAAGGATAAATTATGCCTAATACCAAACCAATTGGCGTGGCGTATGAAGATCAAGCTATCAGCGGTGGCTCAGTAGACAACACGCCTATTGGCGCGTCTACTGCATCTACGGTTGTTGGTACGACCATTTACGCTTCATCAGAACTTGGCTACACTGCCGCCGCACAAGGTACAGTAACGCAAGCTACTGACAAATCTACGGGCGTGACGCTTAACAAATCTTCTGGCCGTATTACGATGAACAACGCAGCTTTAGCTGCTAACACTGCTGTGACTTTTACTTTAACAAATAGTGTTATTTCTGCTAAAGATGCAATTATTGTTAACGTGTCTGGCGGTGCTACAGCTGCTGCGTATACAACTTATATCTCAAGCATGACCGCAGGGTCTGCCGATATCACGTTGCGTAATATGACCGGTGGTAGTTTGAGTGAAGCGGTTATTATTAATTTTGCGATTATTCACGGTGTTTAAAGGCACGGGGGTTAATCACCCCCGTTAAAATTATGGCCGTCATTTATCTTCGCCATCCGGTACACGGCGCTAAAGTCGCAATTTCGCACATGGAAGTTGAACACGACACACAGAACGGTTGGGAAGAATACGACCCTAATAATTTACATGATGGGTCTGAACCTGTTAATGAACTTCAACCGCGCCGCCGCAGCCGTAAAACTTCGGAGGTTGAGTTATGACAACTGCTGCTGAAATCATCGATGGATCGCTTCGTCTTCTTGGTGTTCTAGCAGAAGGCGAAACGCCATCTGCTGCTGTCATGCAAGATTCGATCATGGCAATTAACCAAATGATTCAATCTTGGGATACAGAACGTTTAGCCGTGTTTAGTACGCAAGATCAAACGTTTACGTGGCCTGCAAATGTTATATCGCGTACTCTTGGGCCTACTGGCAATTTTGTGGGCAACCGTCCTATTGAAATTGATGATTCTACGTATTTTAAAGATCCGTCATCAGGATTGTCATTTGGTATTAAATTAATTAACCAACAACAATATGACGGCATAGCGTTTAAAACGGTTACGTCAACTTATCCGCAAGTTATGTGGATTAACAATACATTTCCTGATTTGGAAATGACTGTTTACCCTGTACCTATTAAAGCCTTAGAGTGGCACATTATTTCGGTTGAAACTTTAACTGAAGTGTCAAGTGTTGCTACTGATATGTATTTTCCACCAGGCTATTTAAGAGCTTTCCGATATAACTTAGCGTGCGAGCTAGCTCCTGAATTCGGCGTGGAACCATCGCCGCAAGTGCAACGTATTGCTATGACTAGCAAACGTAATCTGAAGCGCATTAACTTCCCCGGCGATTTGATGGCGATTCCATACCCGATTGTTGCAACCCGTCAACGGTACAACATTTACGCTAACAACTTTTAATGAAAACCCCAATCCTTGGATCGACTTACGTTGCTCGTTCTGTCAACGCAGCCGATGCAAGGATGGTCAATTTGTTTCCAGAAGTTGTGCCGGAAGGCGGCAAAGAGCCTGCATTTCTTCAGCGCTGTCCTGGCTTACTCAATCTTGCTACGATTGGAACCGGCCCTATTCGAGGGCTGTGGTCGTTTTCGTCAGACAACACTTCCGCGTTTGTTGTTTCAGGTAACAGCTTATACAAGATAAACACCAGCTACGCCG